TTAACAGGAGGGTCCTTGTGCGGGTTAACATCCTCAAAAAAGTCATCCGCATTATCAAACCCTTCCACATAAGCATCAGGAACCTGTTGCCCCTTAGCCGCTACAAGGATGGCAGCACCTTTGTTACCATCCTCAACGAGGAGTTTTCCATCCTCAGTTTTCCAAACTTTCTCTTTTGCCACTTTCATTTTAGTTGTATTCCCTTTCCCTTTATTGTTACTACTGACTAGAGATTTTAACCCATGTTGGACTTGGAGGGGTCCCAGTATTAGCATACCAGACTCCTGTATCCAAAGCCACGCAGGCAGCTCCTTTTGGTAATAGCCGGCCATCCGCTTCAACGCCAGGAGTAGTTATGGCGTTTGTTAAAGTATGGGCTGCTCCCGTCATAGAGTTATCTGCTACAGTCATAGCATTGATAACCTGCTTAGCTCGGTTGCCTGTGAAGGTTACTGTGACTGTCCCAGCAGCACCATTCACAATTGTTCCTGCAGCTGTGGTAACTCCTCCAGTCCCTATATTGGCTAAGGCCTCTAGAGCCGTATCAATATTTGAGACTAGGGTAGCATTGGTGCTACTCCAAGTTATAGCAGCTGTAGTCTTACCATCATAAGCTAGTTTAAAGGTCCCTCCGGTGATTGTGGCACCAAAGGTTAAGGACTGGATACAATTGGTCCCTGCTGAAGGGGTTGTAGCTGTCGAATAAACTTGCTTGAATGCTGGTAGATTCTCTCCTGACTGAGCAAAGGCCATAGAGATAGCCAATACAGCAGTTAGAAAAATAGTTGTAATCAATTTCATTCTGTTCTCCTCTTTGTTATGCCGGAATGGCCGTAGGCTTCTGGTTATCCCATAGCACCTACGACCATCCATGGCTTTTCCGTTATGTCACTACCAAGAGTTAGATTCCTGTTACCTGGCAGAAGGCCAATGGCCGGTAAACTGCTAGGGCTAGACGCTCTTCACAACGAATGGTCATCCGGTTCTTGATGAAGTCATCCTGATCGGAATTGGTCATCTCAATGGTGATACCTTGACGCTGAAAGTATTGACTACCTAGCCGGAAGGCTCCTGCTAGAGCTGTCCCCTCGGCAATAGCCGGTGTGATAACGCAGGGCTTACCCCAGATGCTATCAAACTGAACCAATGGACTATTCCCATAAGCTCCAGTGAAAGGACCTCCACCGTAGTATTGGTTATTGCCATCCTTCAGCAATCTAAGGTCTTGCCAATCGTTAGGGTGAATAACAAATCCATCAGGCTCAAAGAATCCGGTGAACCGAATCTTAGTCATAGCCTTATAGATAGCATCAGGAACAGTGTCACCTCCCTTAGCTTGAGTCTGAATGCCGGCTGTTTGTAGGATACCAGTAAGATCAGGTGCAACTCCATCACCGTTCAATAGCTGATCCTCCTCAGTCCTCTCTACCATGTAGGGAAGCCTTTGGTTGATGTAGCTAGCAACGGCTAGGTAGTCTGCAAACAACTCATCCGTCACCTTGGTATAAGCTGCAATCTTACGCACCGGAGCATCCACCTCTGCATACTCAAACAAAGCCTCGGGCTTAGCAACACCCTCCGCTACTGGAGTAGCATAGTTGGTGAAGCTTACCTCTCGGATATACCGGATGGTTGTGTTCTGAGTTGCCCCTGGAGCAATCAGGTCCTTAACCATTAATGGTCTTACCCCTAGCTCAACAACCCCAGGCATCTTCTGGATGCTTGTTAGTCCTGTGCTAGTAGGTTCAGCTGGAGCATTAAAGAACCTACCATTAACAATATCACGGACAGTAATGGGAAGGTCCACGCGTCGCAAGCTATTCTGAGGAATAGACCCACGGCCACGTTTGGCGTGCTCTGCGATGTTCTTGTATTCATCCGAGTTAACAAAGTGGAAGCCTGGGCTACCCTTTAAGGCATCCAAAGGCTCAATCACTTCAATACCACTACCAACCACCTCAAACTTCTTGAAGTTATCCGAGGTAGCGATTGCCCGTGCAAATTCATCGGCAGTTTTCTGGTCCCTCTTATAGGTAGCAGCTAACTCACCGAAGTCCTTATGGTCACGGTCTCGGACCTTGACAACAATGTCATCAATCTCTTGGTCCATTTTGATACGATCAGCATACAGCTGATTCGCTATTTTTAAGGCTTCCTTTTTAACTGCTTCTGGGTCTGCAGGAGCAGCTGGAGCCTGTTGTCCTTCTTGTTTCATAGGCTTATCTACAATGACCCTTTCTATGGGTTGTGTTGGTTGTTCTACTTCTTGCTGTTCTTCTGCGGTCCCAGAAGCACCCTGTGGCGAGTTTCCACCCGCTGGTTGTCGGGGAGAGTTTCCACCCTTCCCTAACAATTGGGCTACCTCCGGTCTCTTCAGAAATTTTTCACTGTTTAAAAATCTTCCGAGGTTCAAGTCCATAAGACTTTCCTCAGCATCTCTATCCTCTATGGATTGGACAAAGCCATTAGCCATAGCCTCCTCAGAGTCCATATAGGTCTCCTTGTCCATGAGGTCTGAAATCTCTTCCACGCTAAGGCCTGAATGTCTTCGGTAAGCATCAATGATGCCAGACTTCATTTTCTTTAACACTGATGCCGTATTCTCAAACTCCTCTGCATCGCCCACAGCTATGGACCATGGATTGTGTATCATCATGAATCCATTCTTAGCTATGGAGATTCTATCACCAGCCATAGCTATAACTGAGGCTATGCTAGCTGCCATAGCTCCAATGGTAACTCGGACCTCACCAGGATGGTCCATGAGGATGTTAAAAATTTCATTACCTTGAATAACATCCCCGCCATCTGAATTGATGTGAACGTGAAGGTCCTCCTTTTCTGCGTATCTTTTTAGGTCATTCTTGAACTGCTTAGCGGTAACACCAAACATACCAATATCCTCCATGATATCAATATGGACCTCGGAGTCACCTTCACTTTTATTTCGGAAGGCATACCAGTTTTTGTTTCTGGTCTGATCCTTCAGAGGTGGATTGCTTATTTTTCTGCTCTTTAGCTTGCTCATGTTTTTTACCTATCCATGTTACTCGCTTTAATAATGGCAGTTTCAGTCTGCATTGTCTAAAAAACATTAGTCCATTACTCCCTATAACTAATCAACCAAGTTATTTACCACTTTTTATTCCTGTTTCTCCCTCTGCGGTCTCAGGGTCCTGATTGGGGTCTTGGTTAGGGTCCTCTCCTACTACGCTGCCGGCTGGAGTTGTTACCCTCTTGAGCCCGTATTTATCCATCAAAGCATTATCATTAGCTATCCTCTTGAACACATCCTCGGTGTCCTCCTGTGTAGTTTCAGCTATAATGTCCGAAATAGAAGTGGTTAGGTTATTTAGAGCTATCTCCTTAGCCCGCATATCATCTACAGGTTGAACAAACTTCCACCTACGTCCAGCAAAGGCAGCTCTCTTAAACTTGTCATACTTAGTAACTGGCAATGGTATCTTACCAATTAACTGAAGCCTCCAAACCTCCTCCTCGTGCATTGGTTGTTTGATGTGTTCTATTAGAAACTCCTGTATGTTCTTAAAATTCTCCTGCTCTTCTACCTGACCTAAACGGGAAGAAACAAAATTGGCCTGAGATAAATCTCCTGTGGTAGTGGCATAAGAGGTTCCAAAGGCTGAGCTAGTTGTCAGCAACATAGCATTACAGAAGTCCTTAAAGTCTCCATCAGGATAGCCCATGTCTAAGGTCTTAGCCTCCGCTTGCCATGGCAGCTCCAACATAGAGCCTTGAGGAACGTCCAAGACTAAATCATTAGCATCTTCATCAAACAGTTCCTTCGGGTCTCCTATAAAGCCCTCAGGGAGTTTCTTTTGAATATAGACCCCACGGGAGGCACCTATGGCGGCATTAACTAGGGCTGCCTCTTGATACTTACCTAGCCGGAACAAAGTAATAACAGCCGCAAATATCCATGGCCAACCTCGGGTCTGTTCATCGTCCTCCGTGCAAACATAAGCATGGATGATATCCTCAGCCGGTATGCGTATGTATCGCTGCTGATCTAACTGCTGGTAGTTATAAAAATTGTCATTAGGCCTACGTTTCAATATGTGATAGGCTACTGGATACTTCCATGTCCCCTCAAACTCAATGCCCATCTTAACTA